TTGGCTAAACTCTGAGCCTGAACCTCCATACATTCCATTGCAAGAAGCTCCAGTTCTTCGTTCACAGCCGTTGTGTATATATCATTATACCCGCTATCTCTATACAGGCGGGTCCCTTCTTTCATAATCTTATGGGCTATGGCACCAGCAATCGAGCGAATACCACGTTCCTCCGGCGAGAGGATTGCCCGGTTTGTTTTGGCAGGGATGGGAGCCACCGAGATACCCTTGTCTATGATCCACTGCCGGATGATACCGACAAAGCCTTTGGGGACCTTGCCGCCTTTGCGACCACGTTCCATAGCAAGGAAGGACTTCGAGCCCCACAGCGTCCCGATATTGCCAGTAACCTCCACCGTGAGGGATGAGACAGACCGACCACTGGCGTTGCGATTGTTCGCCGCCATTTGGTTGGCAATCTTAGCTTTGACGTTTTCAAGATGCAGCTTGATTATTCCTTTAACCTGTTCCATAATCGTATAGACAATACATCGAAAAAACTACTCGTCCTCCAGTCGTTCCGGCTCATTGCAGAGGTTAACACCAGCCTCCTCAACGAGCGTCGGGCTGATTACTATGCCAGTGACATTCTCGTCGAGGTGGTCATACAGCACCTGATAAGGAATGGCATCTTCAAGCTCCGAGAAGTAACCGCTTGCATTGACAGCGCGGACAAAACGGATGCAGAGGCGTTTCATCGCCTCAACTATGCCGTCGTTCTCGGCTCCATCGAAGTCAAAGTCAGCAGGGCTGACAAAGGCTATCTGTGCATTGGGACGGTCAAGCACCTCATTCCATTTGAAGTGAAACGAGCCGGAGGGCGGCAGTACATAGATGATGGTGGGCTTCTCTACCTTGTCAAGGGCGACATTAGCCTGCGCCCAGTTACAGAACTGATAGCCGACATCCTCTCCGAGGGATTCGACTACCTTCCTGACCTTCGCCTCAACCGTGCCGAGGCGACCTTCCTTGTCGTATGTGGGGTTACGTTCTTCCATTACCTTTTCCGTTTAGCCTTTTCTGCATACTGCTTGTTCAACCTCTGCTCGTATTCAGCCTTCTCATTGTCGTTCTTCATGCAAGTGTAGATGCGAATCCACGCCACGCTGTAAACCTCATCTTGATTGGTGATACCCATTCGTTTGGCATACCAGTCAATCACACCGAAGGTGCCGAAATTAAGGTCTTCGACCCCGGCGGCTATTTCTTCAGGCGAGTGATTAACCCTTATTGAGGCAAACAGCTTGTTAATGCGGTCCAGCTCGGCTCTGACAAAGTTGATCACACCGAATACATCGAACACATTCAACTGATAGACTTGCTCCGGCTCCAGTCCTATGAGGATGGAGAACACCTTGACAGCCGGGTCTTCCTTCTCATGGTCGATGCGGCTGAAATCGTCGAGCTGTCCGTAAGTGATGGTGTTGAGGGTTTCCGGCACCTCCTTGCCGAGGATGAAGGCTGGGCGCTTCGCCTCCTTCAACTGATTGAGCAGTTCCTCCTGGTGGTCTTTATGACATAGAGGCAACAAGATAAGAAACTCGCCATAGGTGGTGAGCTTCGCCTTCTTACTGTTTCTACGTCTGTTCTTTTTCATATTTCAAAATTACTAATTTAATAATCTCTTGACATCAACATACTTATGAGAAGTAATGAACATCAGCGGTCAGTTAGCGGGCGTTCCTGAACTTATGAACATGACCAGTTACACCTGACGTAACTACTGGTGTGAAGTTCTCCACCATGCCAGTCAGCACATCGGGAGCATCATCGTGAGCATTGCGCCCGACTTTTCGGTATCCCTTGACTGCCTGTGCAAACTGGGGCCAGCGGGTCTCCCAGTCCGAAGGGAAAAAGATGAGGTTCTGGACCTCCGCCGAGTGGGAGAATATGCGGACATTCTTATTCAAGCCTTGAAAAAAGGATGTGAAGCGCATCTTCAATGCAACCGGGGTGCCTTGCAGCCTGACGTTCTTCTCGACATTGCGGGCGAAGCCTTCGCCTCCATTGTTGCTCTCAACCTTGACCAACTGAGTGCCGTTGATCAACAGCATCTCTGCGGTCTTGACTTCCGTATATTCCATCGGCTTGTCTGTGTAGAGGACATCGGTAACATACATCCCCGAAGGCGTTTCAACGTAGCAGACAGAGCATAAAAAATCGGCGCCTTTGTCGGCTGTATCAGTATAGTTCTTACGGATGCTCTGTTCCATAGGAAGGATGTCATACGTCCGTAGCTTCGAGTACATGAGTCCTTCAAGAGGCTTGGGGTTCTGCATATACTGCGTGTCGAATACGAATTGATTGGCCGATTCTATCTTGTGAAGTTCCTCAATGGTATGCTTGAAGGGCCATAGGGCTTCTTCTTCGCCATCTTCGTTATAGCTGATACATGGTACACTTAGCACTTCCCATTCGTCCGGCTCCAGCTCCATAAGGTAGCCACAAAGGTCATGCTCATGGAGCCTCTGCATTATTATGATGATGGGAGTGTTTCGGCTGTTGACACGATTTCGGATGGTGGTCTCGAAGTGCAGGTTCACAGCTTCCCTGTTGTTGTCGGACAGTGCGTCTGCGGGCTTGATGGGGTCATCAATGACAATGGCTCCCCCGAATTGCCAGGCATCTCCTTCGTTCTCGATTGCTCCGGCACCGAAGCCAGTAACCTGTCCGAGGGATGAGGTTGCATACAGTCCACCGCCTTTTGTTGTGTTCCACTGGCTCTTGGTATCAGTGCCTACGGCTATCTCGACACCGAACAGACGTTGATACTCGTCGGACTTTACAATGTCCTTGACTGCGACGGAATTGCCGAGAGCAAGGTCTCCCGAATACGACAGGTGGATGAATTTTGCAGCCGGATTGATTGCCAAACCCATTGCAATGAAATTGCGCGATACAAGTTCCGATTTTGAGTAACGAGGGGCGATATTGATTATCAGCCTTCGGGTCTTGCCTGTCAGCACGTCATTGAGCTTGTCGCATATCATTCTGTGATGTTTGCCGACAACAAATTTCTTCCCGCCATTCATCAGCTTGAAGAAATAGCGGGCGAAATGGAGTGAATCTGACAATATCCAACTCCTCAATACGTCGTCGGCATCATAAACCATAGGCTATATCAACAGTCTTTTTCCAGTTGCTTGATAAACTCTGCGGCTTCCTCCTGGCTCATGCCCTTGATGGCTCCCTGAACAGTAGCCTTTATCTCCTGACCTTCGATGTAGCCACGTCCTTTGTGCTTCGTCTTTAGGTAGAAGATGATAGCAGTGAGGTTGCCTTCATTTATAGCCATCATCAGCTTCGACTCTGCGAGGTCGCCGAGGCTTTCGTCATAGTCATTAAGCATCTTCTCCAGTTCGGGGAACTGCTTGCGCCATTGCCAGAGAGTGCTTCGGTCAATTCCGAGAGCTTCCGCAGTCAAGGCAAGGTTGCCAGCATTTGCCTTGTAGGTCTTGGCAATAATCGGGAACGGGATGTTCTTGTAGCGAGCATCTTCGTCTTTCATATCTTTACTTGCATCTGCCATTTTTATAGTGGGATTTTGTTGGATTGAACTTTGCCTTTTCAAGTGGTTCAGACAGCACTCACAGCCGAGGTAGTACACCTGACAATGTCGAGCCCCAGCACCTCCATCGCCTTCTCGATGTTGTTCGTTGACATCCTTCGGGCACCAGTGAGGAAAGCGGACAGCACTGAGGGGTCGATGCCAGTCTGACGGGCTATGTCGCAAATCTTGATCCCGGACTGTCTCATCTGCATATAGAAAATCTCCGGCAGGTCATCGGCAGGGATGTAAGAGAAGCCGACCGATTTCGGACCGACAGAGAGGCCGAGCATATTGAGTGCTTTAATGAAGAATGGGAACGGCAGCGTCCTTGCTCCGTTCATCCATGCGTTGAAGTTCGTCGAGCACATACCAAGTTCCCGGCTAAACTGGGAATGAGACATTCCGCTTTCGTTGATTGCTTGTCTAATCTTTTCTCTTACCATAATCTTGAACTATGATGCAAAGTTAACAAAATCTTATCATATCTACAATATTTCAAGTAAACAATACTATCATTTTATTCGTTAATGATTATATCGGATTTTCAGACATTTTACAGGGCCAGATTTTGAAGCCGATTTTGGAATCTCGGCTTTGCCATGTCACTGATATTTTGTAACTTTGTCTCATTGTTTTAATTTCCATAGTCAAAGTCCACCCCCCCTGGTGGCCATCTTCGACTTTAGGTTATTAAACTTTATTTGCATATAAGCAGATCCACCCGTGAGGGCAGGTCTGCTTTCTTGTTTTTCAGCGATTGCAGCCGACACTGGTAAGGTCTTCTATGAAATAGACACACTTCCCGTTGTCGTTGATGGTGGACGACTGAAAAACTACATTCTTTGGAACCGAGTCAGGATTCTTGTCAAGCACCTTGAAGAATCTCTGCGCATCCTTGAACCTGCGACACCTGATAGCTTTCGTGCAGAGGTAGCCTGAACATATCAGCGTCGGCTTACTGTTGCGAGGGGTCAGTTCAGCAGGACTGGATTTTTTCAGTCGGCTCATCGTCCTTACTTATGAGGTAATGCTTCATTGCGCCTCTTGCTTCTTCGAGCAGGGCAGTAATTTCTTCGGCTGACAAAAGATGAGGCACCTCCTTGTAGGGAACACCCTGGCACATGAGGTAAAGCGTGCCGTTCAACTCCTTGACTTGGAAGGAATCTTTAATCTCACGGAGCTTGTTGCTCCACTCAGTCTTTCTACGGCGGTTGCGCCATCTTTTGATTAGGTTGACTAAAACTTTCATTTGCATATATCTTTAGAATAGAATTTCGTCCACTGGGACAAAGTAAACTTCCTTGTGCTGTTTAACAGAGCCGAGGTAGCGGGATGGGAACGCCGACGAATCCGAGTGGTGCCACAACTCTCCGTCTTTGTCGGCTACACCAGTTTCGTAAACTACCCGGCCATGTTTCGTTGTAATGCGGAGGACCTTTATTTCGTCATCCGAGTAATCGGCTTCTGTGAGTTTCTTCCAGTTCATAGCGTCAGCGAAGGGTTTTGGCGAGATACCAGTTCTTGTAACTTCCCCAGGCATCTATGATGGCACTGGAGATGATTTGTACCAACATGACAGGTATGAGGATGGGCGACATAACCGCCATGGAGATAGTAGAGCGCGACAGCGACCTTGCTCCGCGATACGATGTTGAGCCGGATTTTCTTTTTCTTCATGACTTCATTAGGTTACTTTATTTGCGACAGATTGGTGTGATGGATTAGGCTTCTCTCCTTAGACAATTTACGACGTGTTGGGCGAACTCGTCTTGTATCTTTCGGGCTTCTTCCACCGAGAGGTTCAAGCACCCGGCCCCAGTTAGGTAGCCCCAGCCTCTAACGACAAGTATCAAGTCCCCGTTGAGGTAGATGTTGCCGTCTTTGGCGCTGACTCCCGGATTTCCTTTCGTCGGCTTCGTGTGGTTGAGGATTTCACATATCCGATTGAGCATTTCTTCCGGATAGTTCTCACA